TCCAAGGCTGTTGCTTCTTTATCCAATTCTCCTAGCTTAACTATATCATAGTCAATCCCTGCCCACAAGTGCTCAAAGGTGCTCATTTGTGCTCAAAAGTGCTCAAAGCTGTCCAACTTTTATAAAATCATCGGTAACTCCGGCATTTTTATATTATGAAGAGCCCTATTATGCCATCTGCGTACAGTACTCCTACCCGTATGCATCTTCATCGCAACTTCTTCCCAAGGCAGAGATTCCAGGTAATGATACCGCAGCACCATCCTCTCATCCATACTAGAAAGAGAGTTGATGGTCTGCCTTATCTGAGTCTTTAGTTCTAGAAGATGGTTAACCTGTTCACGAATCTCCTGCTCCAGGACCATTGCTTTTTCCACCTTACCATCAAAGGGTGCCTTTATATTACGGCTTGCATTGTAATGTGGTTCAAGACTGGGTGACGATATATTGTTGCACTCGCTGCGTATTCTCTCTAGCTCTGCTAGGTTTGAAGTTATATACATATCTAGCCGATGAGCCTGGCTCAGATACTGCTGTGGTGTCATCTTCTCACCTCGCTCCTTAGGCTTTCATATATTACCGTTCCATCCGCCTGTGACAATACTCCGAACCATCTGGAGTGAAAGAACCTCTTAATGTCACGAAGGTCCCTGTAATATTTTTTCTTATCCTCAAACCAATCCTTGTACTTATCCGATTTAACATCTTGAGGTCTCTTTCCAAGATGACGTCTAAGAATCTTTATCCCATTCCTGAAATCCTCAGCAGCCGTTATGATAATCGCATTGGCCAGTACTTCATATGGTCCGAACCTTACTTGTTTCATTTTACCACCCCCTGAGTAGCAATAAGCTTTTCCAGGTACCACTTAGCCTTTTGCAAATCTTCTGCACCGTTCTTTAGTTTCCAGCGCCAGAGGTACTTTATAACATTAGCTGTACAAACAGCTTCTAAACCTACCAAACCAATAACAGCAGCTTCTATAGCATCAATACATTCAACCTTACCGGCTGTGTAGTGGCTTGGATGATTAACTTTATCCTGCATAAATTTCACCTCCCAGATTAGCCTTCACAGCCTTAATCAATGCTTCCTGCGTTCTATCCTTAACCGTTAAAGCTTTCATAACATTCTCATCAATGGTGTTCTTGGCAATGATGTGGTGAATTACTACGCTCTGCTTTTGTCCCTGCCGCCAGAGTCTGGCATTGGTCTGTTGATAAAGCTCCAACGACCAAGTAAGACCAAACCAAATCAAGGTAGATCCGCCGGCCTGTAAGTTAAGACCATGACCAGCAGAGGCAGGGTGAATGACTGCCACCGGTATTTTCCCTGCATTCCACTCTTCAATGTCATTGTTACTTTTAATCTCCCGAACTTCAAAGCGCTTCTTAATGCGCTCCAAGTCGTGTTTGTACCAATAAGCTACCAGCACCTGCTTACCATTAGCTCCTTCTATTAAATCTTCCAGGGCATCAAGCTTTCTGTCATGAATACATAAAGCTCTATTATTGTCACCATAAACTGCACCATTGGCCATCTGGATAAGCTTGCCAGAAAGAACTGCTGCATTTACAGCGTCTATCTCTTCTTCGCCTAAAGAAAGCACCATGTCCTTACGAAGCTGGTCATATAGTGCTCTTTCTTTATCAGAAAGGTAAACCGGCACTTCGTTCATTATGCATTCTGGCATATCTAGGTAATCCTTAGACTTCATGGAAATAGTAATGTCTGAAATAGCCTGATAGATAGCTTCTTCAGCTCCTGGTAGTGGTTTATAGGAAAAGATGATCTGGGCATTTCTTTTATCAGGAGTAAAGTAGTTATTTCTGTACTGCGAAATATAATACCCTAGCCTGTGGCCCATATCCAGTACCCTGAATTCTGCCCACAAGTCCATGAGGCCATTAGTACTAGGTGTTCCGGTAAGGCCAACTATCCGTTTAACCTTATGCCTTACCTTCATCAGGCTTTTAAACCTTTTAGCGCTGTAAGACTTAAAGCTGGACAGCTCATCAATAACCACCATGTCGTAATCAAAGGGCATACCACTTTTATTAATCAACCAGTCTACGTTTTCCCGATTGATAAGATAGATGTCTGCTTTTGTATTTAAGGCAGCTTTGCGTTCTGCTTCTGTGCCTATGGCTACAGAGTAAGTTAAATCATTTAGGTGTTCCCATTTGCCTATTTCTGCCGGCCAGGTGTTTTGAGCTACCCTTAAAGGTGCAATGACTAACACCTTGCCAATTTCAAAACAATCTTGCATCAGCTTCTTAATAGCTGTAAGTGTAATAACAGTTTTGCTAACCTAAGCCCATATCCAAAAACAAAGCAGAAATCGGGTGCTCTAAAATATGATTAACAGCAAATTCCTGGTATTTATGAGGTATGAACTTCATTGGGCATCACCTCCTAACTCAGCAATAGTGACATCTACTGCTTCTTTGGTATCAACCACAAAGCATTTAAATCCAAAGCTAGTTAATTGCTCCATCCTTTTTATCTGCAAAGCCCTCGGCTTCTTACCAGGAGCTTTCAATTCTACAAAGGCCAGCTTGTTTTTAGGTAAAAGCACTAATCTGTCCGGCAGCCCATCAAAACCAGGACTGACAAATTTTATGGCCATGCCTCCCATAGCTTTTACTTTTTTAACAAAATACAGTTCAATTGCTTTCTCTTTCATTCTTACCTCCCGCACAATTCTGCCAAATCAAGTGTCAGCCTTAGTTTTCAGCTTTTTCATCAATAAAAGGTGCAAGGCGATGAAGGGCATATATAGAACTATGTATAAGGACTATTTTTTAGTATATATATATAGTTTAGGGTACGCCCATCACCGCCCTACACCCTGTGCCTTAAACTTAGCTTCCTGACTTGCTTTCAGTCCTTTTTAGTCATCAAGGAATTCAGACTTAAGTCGTAGTCCTCGAATCATTACACCTTTTTTCATCTTTCTTCGTTCCAGGCCACTAGCATCAACTGCGGCATAGAAATCCGATGCGCCTCTAGTAAATTCACCGTTTTGGGAACAGTAGTTTCTATAGCTGGTATAAACTTCACCAGACTTTTCCTGAAACGAAAGGTCCAGCTCGCAGCAATCATCCAAAAAGTGGCCAAACCAATCATTGTTTTCCTTATAGGCACTAATAGCAGCCTTTACCTTGGTTGGCTCACTTACCTTGTAACCTGCTGCAATTACCTTTTTAGCTCCCTCAATAATCCAAGTGAGTATTGCCCCACCGGCCTTCTCAAAAAGGTAATCTGCATAATTCTTAATATCTGCACTTCCTTCAATCTTGGCGTCAAAGGGAATAACAATCAGCCTGCGCCAAGTTCCAGCATCCAACGCACCTACTCTTGGCAGGTGATTGGTATAAAGCACCAATGTATGTGTCGGAATATAACTAAACGGGTCCTTGTATTTCTTTTCAGCGTAAATCTCATCCGTGGAACATAGCTGTTTTACGTTTGATGTATTAAGGCGCATTCCCTCTTCTAGCTCCGCTGCAATTAAAAGCCGTTTACCTTTGGCTTCTGCCAGTTCTGGCTTCACATTACGTTTGCAGCCTACCGTTAACATGTCAGCAGAAATATTTCCGCTATAGCTACCCAGCACTCTGGCCACAACATTCCAAAAGGTAGATTTCCCGTTCCGTCCTTCACCATAGGCAATAATGAGCGCCTCCACATAGACCTTGCCAATAGCAGAAAGGCCTACAATCATCTGTACATAGGAAATGAGCTCTGCATCCCTACAGAAAAAAGTCTGTAAGGCATCATGCCATAGCTGATCTCCAACATTGTCCGGTTCTACCGCTGTCTGCTTGGTAATAAAATCTTCAAAGGAATGCTCCTTGGCCTTGCCAGTCCTTAAGTCATAAGTAGCTAAGGGTGCATTAAGCAGAAATTCATTTTCATCCAGATTCTTTTGCTCAATTTCAAGCATCGGTCTAGCTTCACGCAGGCAAGCTGTGATATTTTTAGACTCTCTGCGTTTGATGGTATAAGCCAGATAAGTGTTGGCGGCTTCGTATCTCTCATACGTCCTTGCCTGTTCTTTGGTAAACATACCGACAGCCTTTTTCGGGCCCATTGTAGCCAAAAGTGCTAAAGCACCATTTTTAGACATTTCCTGCATCGCCTTTTTAATTTCTTTTTGCGCCTCTTCCATTTGCATTTCCGTTAATAGCTGCGCTATTCCTTGACTCTTTGGCCTTGATTCTTCCCAAAAGCTATCGTTGTACACGATGTAATCCGTCTGGGGAGAATAGCGCAGCAAATCTTCATAGGCCTTACTAAGCACCAAGGCCTGCCCTACATCAGAATAGTCAGTAGGTTTAAATTTAAAAGAAGAGTTGTATATTTCTGGCGGCACATAATCCTTTTGGCTAGAAACCTTTTCCCCAAAGTTAATTGCGCTGTTCCAGATAGTCTTAAGCTCAGTTTCTTCTAAGGGAGGATTACATTTTTCGCTTTCTTTTAAAAACAACTCATAGGCAGCATCGTTATTCCCATAGCGCTTAATAAGCTTGCCTGCAATGTGGCTCATGGTGCTATTACGACTGCCTTCCGGTATTTCCTTAAGCCCTTTATCGAAGCTAGCAAAAGATAACGCCTCAATATAATCAGTAACAAAGGTATCTCCTTCATGAAGCTCTACCTTTGGTTCTTCCGTGCCATAAAGAAATCTGGCAGAGTCTAAGGCATTATTATCAAAGTAAGGAAATACCCTTGCTATCTTTTGTTTCATGTCCGTATATTCATCTACGTCAGAAATAACCGGTACAGGAAAATAAACATGGAACCTTGGGCGCGGACTCTTATCCCCCTTAGCTTTTAAATGATTTCTGGAGTAAACAATGGCAAAGGGAATCCCGTCAAAAGCTTTCTTAACATCCTCAGAGGTAATCCATTCAGCCGGTTTTTCTGAATGGTCGTTATCACAATCCATAGGAATGTTGTCTGCTTTCACAAAATTGCTCTTGGCCCTATAACCGTCCTTATATAAGGCAGTTACATGGTCATAGCTAACGGCCCGGACTAGCGAGGCTTCATCCACCACTTCTATTTTCTTTTGGTAGTAGCAGTTTTTAGCGATACCAATGCAATTAGATGCATACAAGGTAAATTTCATTGTGCCTGTACCTCCTGCAAGTTTTCATCAAACCATCTGAGCAAAAGGCCTCTTCCTCTGGCAAGGTTTATTTCCAGCCTCATGCCGGCAGTGATATTCCGGCCAAACACCCAGAGCTCTTCGCATTTACCTAAAAGTACCTTATTGATGCTGAAGGCCACTTTACGTTCATTCGGATTGGTATCATCCATGAACTGTGGATAGAGCAAATGAGGTGTCAGGGGAATTTTTCTTTTCGTTAGCACGAAACGGCTATACTTCCTGGCATTAGAAACGTTTTTATCTATAACGCCAGCATAAGGAGAACAAACATAAACAACTTCTCTGGCCTTTCTTTTCATGACTTAGGCCTCCCTTTCCATCAGTGGCAAGACTCCGGCCTTTTTTAATAGGTCATAAATAAACAAGCGGCCCTTTTGTGTCCAATAGGTATGTACCCTGCTATACAGATTTCCATCATTACCCTCGTAAGAATGAGTTTTTGTGCAGGTATAGCCTTTATTCGCATATCCAATGTATAAAAGCCAGATATCGCCTTGTTTATACTCCACGCCTAATTCATGCAGGAGTTGGTTCAAGTGCCTACCGCTTAGTCCGTAATCTTTAGCAATAACAGATATTGGGAGCGCGTTTTTACATTGCAAAACAATGTCGTAGTAGCTTGCTTTGGGTTGCATTTCAGCTATTTGTTGGTTTTGTACTGCCACAGTGGAAAGCAGTTCTGAATTTTGTTTACTAATAGCAGTAAGCTGGTCATTAGCATATTTCAAAGCCCTAGACATAACAGCTTCCGGAGAATTCCACTGTTCCTCGATACTAATAAAATACTTACGAAATTCGCGACCAATTTCAGTACGTTGCAGCATACATATTTCTTTGGCCATTGGAATAGTAAGCTCATGATCCTCAGAAGGCCGGCCACCGCTGCTTTTACTCAAATTTGAGTAAAAGTCCTTATCTTCTTCAAAACCAAAATCGCACATTCTGGAAAACCAATCATTGTACCTGGTTTCCACCCTCAAAGCCCGGTGTAACTCTCGACCACTTACAGTAGGTCTTTCACTGTCGTAGTTGATGCTGATTAATCCATTCATAAAAAAGTCCTCCATATGGGTATTAGTAAGAGGTTTTATCCTCTCCTACTACCCACTGGAGGTTTAGATGCCATTTTGACGAAACTTTTTTATTTTTTAATCCTTTTTATAAAAGTCACATTCGTAGCCATCTGCTCTAAGCAGTAAACCCTTGGCCCAAGGTGGAGTTCTACCCATTTGCTCACAAACAGCCTTAAGTGACATTCTTTGGTCAGCTTCAATAATTAGTTCATCATGAACGTGCCCTACAATGGCACAGTTCCGTAAAGTTTGCATGGCGTAGACTAAAAGATCCCTGGCAATGGCCTGGGTAATGTTTTCACAAAACTTTGGTCCGTAGCTTTCCAGCCTTTCCCATTTCTTAGTGGGACCTATGCCTTCATAAGTTACTGATTCACCACCAAATTGGTTTATGCCCAACCGTGGTTTTACATAAGCAAGATGTCTTCCGGATGGAAGTGTAATAAATAGGAAACCGCTCTCGTAGCTGAAGCTAATACCTTGCGTTTCGGTTTCATATCGCCCTTTTATACATTCTTTGATAGCATCATCTACAGCCCACCATAAGGCTGTAATCTTTTCATTAGACATACGCCAAGCATTAACCAGTGGTTTTAATTCTTTTTCCTTTACACCCATCTCTAATGCGCCCATGGCCTTAAGAGCTCCTACTGAGCCACCATAACCCAAAGCTAATTCAGCTATTTTACCTTTTTGCCGTAAGTGACCATTAATACCATGTTTCTCGACCGGTACCTTAAACATTTTTGTTGCTGAAGCACAATATATGTCCCCGCCCTCAGCAAACACCTGCATTCTCCATGTTTCCCCTGCAAGCCAGGCTAGTACCCTGGCCTCAATTGCACTAAAATCTGAAACTATAAACTTCCTGCCGTTTTGAGGTACAAAAGCTGTCCTTATAAGCTGAGACAAGGTATCCGGGATATCTTCATAAAGCAGCTCCAAGGCAGCATAGTTGCCACTTAATACTAGTTCCCTTGCTTGAGACAAGTCAGCCATATGATTTTGTGGCAAATTTTGTAATTGTATTAACCTACCAGAAAATCGTCCTGTCCTATTCGCCCCATAAAATTGAAACATCCCCCTGGCCCTACTATCCTTGCAGGCAGCCTTGTCCATAGCCGTATACTTTCTAACAGAGGACTTGGCCAATTGCTGTCTAAGTTGTAAAGCCTCTCCTAATTCTTTAGGAGCAGTCTTTAGCATTTCTGCTACAGCTTTTTTACCAAGTGTATCTGTTTTCAATCCATTAGCGGCTAACCAGCCAATCATTTGTTGTACTGAATTAGGATTAGCTAAATTAGTAAGCTTCTGCATCTTATCTCTAAGACTAGCTTTTACCTTTTCATCAATAGCTATCGCCTGCTTCACCAAGGAGCAATCAACCCCAATGCCACGGTCATTTATTTCCTGATCAAGATGGTATTCGTTCCAGATTTTTTTCGGTACAGGGAACTTTAACAATTTCTGTTGAATGCCAAGTTCTGTCTCTACGTCTCTGATGTTATAGGCTTTAAACTGCTCCCATTTAGCTAAATCATGCTTGGGCAAATTTCTGGTACGCCCACCATTGACTTTAGTCGGAGCACAAGGTACGCAAAAATACTTAAGCAGACTTTTGCCTTCCGTCAGCTTTTGTTTCTCCATGCCAAGTATTGCGCCTACACCTTGTAAGGATAACGGCAGTCCTAAGGTAGCTGCCCAAATCATGGTACAGTACCAACCATCTGGATTAAGCGGTTCCCTTAAATAACGAGACAAGCAGACACGTTCAAAGGAAGCATTAAAAGCCCATTTAGCGACTTTTTCATTTTTCAGGGCAGTTAATATTGCTTCAGGTATTTTATCTCCCATAGCTAAATCTACGACTTGCACTGGCCCTTTATCCACGCTGTAACTAAACAGCAATATTTCAAAATCAGCAGACTCGGCATATTTATATGCCCCAGACTTTTGTAGGTTAGTACTAGAATAGGTTTCTATATCTATACTTATTGTTTTCATAACTATCCCTTTCTTAAAAGAATAGCGGCAAGGTGCTACCCCTACCGCTATCAGTACCTTTTAATATTCCTGGTCTTGGTCTTTCTTTGTTAATCTTTTTTTGATTTCCTTAAAGCAAAAGATTAACAAATCTATAACGTTATAGGCAATGAAGAAGAAACCCATAGCAGAAAGACCAATGTAAATATAAAACGTAACCATAACAATTATTTCTTTGGCAAATTCATAGTTATACATAGTATTTTCCTCCTATTTCAAAAAGTCATCGTCTGCTTCAGTGGAAAAGTCCATCTCAGCGCTAGCCTTACCGCCCAGAGGTTCGCCATCCCGAAGTTTTTGCAGATTATTCAGTCCACAGGCGATCCCTTTATTGCCTGAACTATTGAAGCTATAGAAGGAAATGCTTGCCCTACCATATACACCGGAATAAACCTCAGAACGTGTAATAATGGGATTACAATTGGCATCTACAATACCAGGAGCAGTCGTAGCATTGGCATTAATGAAATAAGAATTTGCATAGTTCTTATCATCAGGACGTTCTATGTCCCCATCTCTTAACGGTGTTTTAATGGTACTCAAAGGTGGTACGCTTCTGCCATTGCCTTTAAGTTTGCTTTCCCCTTCCTTATATGCAGCTTCAATAGCAGCCTTAATCTTCTCCACTGTACGTGTATCAGCTTTGGGAATAATTAAGCTAACACTATACTTAGGTGTTCCACCATTGATGCTCTTCGGTTCCCAAACATTAGCGTAGCTCCATCTGGTATC